GTTGGTAATAACTCATATGGAGAATACGGTGCAGTTGCACGTGGCTTCTCACAAGCAGAGACACCTCTTACTGGTAACTTTAGATTAACAAGCGAAAACATAAATTCTATAACACAGTTGAGTAGTGATGTTCATGTGTTTACAAGTTATAGAGATACAACAGCAAACAGATTTTTTGTAGGACACACTGCACCAACAGGAACTGATGTAAGTTCAAGTTGGGATAACACAGCAAGTTATCCTATCATTTACAAATACAATAGTGCAGGATCACTAGACTGGGTATACACCTATGAAAGTTCATATGGTGCAATACACAGTGTTGTTGAAGTAAGTGATAGAATTATGTGCGGCGGCGTTATATATGATGGCGGTAGTAATAAAGCATTTATTATGGCAATTTCTAAAGCAGGTGAATTCCAATGGCAAAAGACTGTCGGTAACATGACAGAAATTGTTGATGTTGCTAGTGATGGAGACTTCTTATATGCAATCGGTACACACGCATCTGAAGGAGTCGGAGTAGTTAAAATTAATACTGCTGGTGTCGAACAATGGGCAAGAACTTTAAGTTTTAATGACTCAACAAATGCAAATACACTTGTACCAAGTTCGTGTGCTTTTGCGGGGACTCCAACTACATCAACCGATACATATGCACTAGCAGGAGATGCTACAGCAGAAGATAATTTATATGTTGCGGCATATGACACAAATTTGAACAATAGTTTTATTGTTAGATTAAGTAGTGCAGGAGTTCAACTTGCAGGTTATACATACGGTGATGTAAGGATTAATACGATTGCACTAGATACAGGGAACGGAGATGGCATTTATTTAACAGCGGGCGGTTACTATAATGACGGTAGCGTTAATCCAAGGCCTTTACTTTATAGACTTACAGTAGATGGAACAGTACAATGGCAGGCACAACCCGATTTTGGTGCTGAACAAGGTGAAATAAAAGATATTATACCACAGGGAAATAGTGTTTATGCTTGTGGTTATGTAAATGATAATGCTAATACAAATAATAGAGGATTTGTTACAAGATTTACATCTAATGGAACACAAACATGGAATTATTTGATCGAAAATGGAACTAATAATATTGCATTCAACGGTGTAATGTTAGATGGTGTAAACGTAATTAGTGCTGGTATTGAGCAAGGTAATGCTATTATTAATAACGTACAACGAGACCTTGTAAACACAATTGGTACTGTAACATCTGGGTCTTATACACTAACAGATGATAACGGAAACGGAAGTACTGTTACATTTAACACAGTTGTTTCAAAAGCAATAAATGCAATTGATGTTGATAATGTTACATTAGGATTAACAGACTCTAGTTTAACACTAAATCAATCACCTTCGCAATCAGCAACAGTTGTTGCAACAAGAGCAGGCTTCGCTGGTATAGGAACAGGTGTAACATTTAACATTGACAGTTTAAGTAGAAGACCAAAAGAAGGTAGTGTGTTTACAATTACAGGAGATACAGAAACTTACTTTGTAATTTCAGTTAACAGTTATGACGAAGACACAGATATTGCAAGTGTTAGTATTAACCCTGCTATTCCTTCAAATAAAATTCCAAATGATAATACAAGTTGTATATTTAGAGAAGCATTCTCTCAAGTACGTATGACAGGACACGACTTCCTAGATATTGGTACAGGTGGATTTGCTGACACTAACTATCCCGTTATCATTGCAAGTGATTACACACAAGCACCAGATCAAACAAGAGAAACACTTGCTGAAAATGGTGGTAAAGTTTTCTATGTAACCACTGACCAAGACGGTAACTTCCGAGTTGGTGACTTCTTTAAAGTTGAACAAAGCACAGGTCGTGCTACATTAAGTTCAGAAGAATTTGATTTAAGTGGTTTGAATGAACTACAACTTGGTAGTATCACAGCAGGTAAAGTTGGTGCTACTATTAATGAGTTCTCAACAGACGGTACTTTTGCAGACAATTCGGATGCGTCTGTTCCAACAGAAAAAGCAGTAAAAACTTATGTAGATACACAAATTAATAATTTAAGCGACACCCAAGGAACTATTGTTGCAGGTACTGCACCTACCCAGTCAAAAGTAGAAGTAACAGGTAGTGGACAAGCAACAGACACAATTGATTTTGATATTAACGGAAATCAGATTGCACAACTAGGAAGTGAATATCTACATGTTCCGGTAGGTACTACAGCAAATAGACCAGGTTCACCATCCGATGGTTATATTAGATACAATTCAGATTTAGGAACATTTGAAGGATATTCAAACAATCAATGGAGTGGATTAGGAGGAGGTAATCCGTGGATTACAAAAGCAACCGGCGATAGTCCATACACAGCAGTAAACAATGATAGAATTTTTGTAGATACAAGTGGTGGTGCAGTTACTATTACATTACCAGCAACACCCAGTTCAGGGGATCGAGTACAACTGATTGATATTGCAAGTAACGCATTTACTAATAACATAACAATAGGAAGAAACGGAGAGTCCATTATGGGTCTTGCACAAGATATGACAATTGATGAAAACAGTGCAGGTCTTGCATTAATTTATTCAGGTGCAACTTATGGCTGGGTATTAGAGGAAGTATAATATGAGTAACAGAAGAGACTTTACAAAAAAAGATACAAGGTTTACTGGAACTGATAGTATTATTGTACCAGTTGGCACTACAGCAGAACGTTCAGGTACAGAACTAGGACAAGTTAGATACAATTCAGATTTAGGTTTTTTAGAGCAATATAATGCTACAGGTTGGGCAGGTATTGATGCTCCTCCAACTGTTTCTAGTATTACAGGAACTGTCAACGAAGATACCGATAGCACAATAACAGTTTTAGGAAGTAATTTTAAATCAGGATCAATTGTTTCAGTTGAAGGTAATGGTGTAAGTGGTGTTGCAAGAAACTTATCTACTACCTTTGTTAATAGTGGCGAATTAACTGCTCTAACAAATGCAAGTGCAGTTGGATATGTAGGAGGCGCTTCGTTTACAATTAAGGTTACTAATCCGTCAGGACTAGCGGCTGTACTAGAACCAGCAGGAACCATTGACAGAGATCCGGTTTGGTCAACTGGTGCTGGTTCTTTAGGAACCATATATGATGCAGAAAGAGGACAAAAGACATTTACTGTAACAGCATCAGACCCGGATGGCGGCGGAATAACTTATCAAATTGTTTCTGGTTCAATTCCACCCGGAATGAGTTTTAATACTTCAAATGGTCAAATAACTGGGACACCAAATGCTGTGGGCGGTGATACAACAAGCACATTTACAGTAAGAGCAACTTCAAATGGTCAATCCGAAGACAGATCATTTAGTATTACAGTTAGAGCACCGGTTGTACAAACATTCAACTACACAGGTGGTTGGCAAACATTTAACGCACCAAGCGGACCAACAAGATTACGTGTTAAACTTTGGGGTGCTGGTGGTGCAAGAAGATTTTCATCAGGTGCTCCTAATGCACATGCTGGTGGCGGTGGATTTACAGATGTAACACTTTCTTACTCTGGTACTCCAAGCCTTTCTATTGCAGTTGGTGGTACAGGAGATGTTGGAAGTTCAGGCGCAGGTGGTGGAGGTTCTTCAAGTATTATGACCACTAGCAGTTTATCACAAGGTAACGCTATTGCAGTAGCAGGCGGCGGTGGCGGATCGCATGGTGACAACGGTAACGAATACGCAGGTGCTGGTGGTGGTACTTCCGGACAAGGTGGAACAGACGAAGGCGGTGATTCTCGTTCAACTGCTCCAAGTCGTTCGGGAGGTTCAGGAACTGGTGGCGGTGGTGGTACACAATCATCAGGCGGACAAAACGGTAATAACACAGCCTCAACCACAAACGCCCAGAGCGGTGGAGCATTCAGCGGTGGACGAGGTACTGGTAACAGTACTCCATCAGGTCAAGGATGGCCAGACGCTGGCGGTGGTTCATCTTCGGGTGGTTCCAACGGCGGCGGTGGTGGTGGTGGCTACTATGGCGGTGGTGGTGCTGGTGGCGGATCACCAAACAATGGATCTGCTGGTGGCGGATCAGGATATGTTCATAGTGGCACTAGAGGATCATGGACTGTTGTAAGTGGAAATACATACACCGGAAGCAACAACAATATTCCTACCGAAGGATCAAGTGATTCAAATTATCCTGGCGGAAGCATAGGTCAAGGATCGACAGCGGATGACACACCAGGTAATCACGGAGCCGTAGTTATTATCTACTAATCCTTACACGCATAACTACGTGTATGAAACTAGGTTATTGGCAAATACAAGGCAACACACGATTCGCACCTGAATTCAAAATACCTTTAGGTATGTTTGATGTAAAAGTAGATAATTCTATTCCTAAACTACTGCTAGAAAAAGAATCACAATTAAAAAAATCTATAAACTATCAAGATGTTGATGGCGGCATTGGTGCAAAGGATAGTTTAACTGGAAGATTTCATGGTTATAATTTGTTAGAATGGCCTGAAATGAATTCTATCAAAACATTTTTTAAAAACAGTATAGTAGAATACTTTAAATTTACAGAGTGTCCAATAACAGATGATCTTTATATACAATGCTGGTATAATACAATACGAAACAGCGAAGGTATAGATCCTCATTCACATGATAATACGCCAGACTGTATGATAAGCGGTAATTTAACAGTATCAGTTGACCCTACGTCAAACAGTTTTACTTACTATCAAATAGGAGAGTGGCAAGATCCATTAAAAATAAAAAACGAGCCTGGTGTTTTAACTATTTTTCCAAGTTGGATAACTCATGGAACTAATGTGTATGAAGGTAATGACGTAAGATTAAGTATTGCTTTTGATCTTGTTAGTAAAACAACTTATGGTAAATTAAAAGATCAACGCAAATATATTAAATTTCCACTAAATTAAAATTAATAAAAATTCTCTTATTATTTTGTGTAGGGCATGTACCACTATGCCAATGATCGCCATCGAATAAAAACATTCTTCCTTTTTTAGGTTCTACAGTTTTTAAAATGCTATTTTTGTCCATTACATCTTTTGTTGTAACAGCATCATCTCTCTTATCATTATATATTATTGTATTTCCATCTGAATTGTTTACATAATACATTAATACATAATGCTTTCCGTGATTATCAATATGAGGATATCCAACTTTATCTTTATTTTCGATATCTTTAAAAAGCATATGCCCTCTACATTCTAATACCTTAAATTGTTTATCAAGTTCTTTTTCTAAAAAATAAACAATAGGCATTACCATAGTATAAAAGCCACTATTAGAATTACCATTTAGATCAGTAAACCCATGAACTAGTCCTTGAAAACTTTTAAAGTTTTTATATTCTTTTCCATCTTCGCTAGGATCAGTGAATCCAGGCATGTAAAAATAAGGAAAACTATCTCCAATCATAGTATCTTCTAACTGATTAACTAAAGAGTTGGGTAAGATATTATCTAATATTTTCATTATAAAACCTTTACTACAAAATTTAAAACCATTCTTCTATTACTTTTAGTAGGCGAACTGCTAGAATGATATCTATTACTATTAAAAAATATACAACTGTTTTCTTTAGGAGTATTACTTTTATACAGATTTAATTCTTCTAAATTGTCTTGCGGAAAAAACTCCTCATATAGTAGTGTATCTCCTTCGCAGTTAAAAGGATAGTAAACAAAACTAAAATAACTAGGGTCGGGGTCATGCTTTTGATCAATGTGTGGAGGATTTTTTATTTGAGTTATATCGTGTGGTAATTTGCAAAGTAAGTTGGCTTTTATTCTAATTGGTTCTAAATCTATGTTGAGTTCTTTTTCAACAAACGCAATAATAGGCCTAACCTGTGTAAAATAATTGCTTGTTGGACTAGTGTTATCAAAAAACGTATGCGTAAATTGAGGCACATCCCCGTACTCATTAGTTGCTAAAGTACCGTTGTTCCAAAACCACGGAAATTCGTGTTGTGATAACATAGTTTGTATATTAGACAGATATGTTTTTGATAACACATCGTGTAAAATCTTTACTGTACTTTGATCCATTAAACTAATAAGTCCAATACAGTTTGTAGTTTATCTTTAATTGCTTTGTTTTGAAGTGTGTTACGCAATCCCACGTGTAGTGGTTTAGGCCAACAGTTTACATTTGTCCAAGCATAACCGCTGTGTTCATCATTTAGCGTAGGAATAAATTCATTGTCTACAATAGCCAAGTAAGTATGAAAGAAAAACTTACTGTCGTTTGACGTAAACATTTCTAATGGAATAACTTTTTTAATAGGAGGAGTTTTACCTACCTCTTCTGATATTTCACGTTCTAGTGCTTTCCAAGGAGTTTCATTACCTTCTGCTTTACCACCAACAAGTCCCCATTGACCAGCAGTTTTGGTCTTGGTACGTTCTAGGAAAAGAAATCGTTTGGTATTACGTGCATAAAATAATGCACCACTACAAACAATGTTTTTGTCTTTTAAAGTACTATTCTCCATGATCCTGCAGGATATTCTCCTTCATAACTTTTTAACCATGCGCCAGTTTCATTTGTATATTTGTACTGTACGCCTGTATATGTATTAGTTATGTAGACAGGTTCTTGGGCCACACTAGAATCGGCACGTTCTTCATTCGCACTAGCGTCAAATGTAATTTCCCAATTTGAGCCGTTCCATGTTACAATGTCATTTGCCGCACCTACTGTTTGATCTTTCCAAGCAAATGTATCTGGGTTTGGATCATCTAGCAATAGATATCTTGTACCTACAGCAAGACTTGCTGTTTCTGGATTGAAACTTGTAGGATCAATAATAGCATCAACGGTACCTCTACTGTTTATACTATCACTCAATACTGTATTCTCTGGTACTGTGTCAGCATCAAAACTCAAAACAAGTTGTGTTTCATCTGTAGGATTTACACTTGCAGTGGCAACAACTTCGTTACCATCAGATTTTGCTAGCCTAATAGTGCTTATACCAGCACGGAATTCGCCCGGGTATTGATCTAATACTTTGAACCAACTTATAGGTTCGCCTAGTTTTGTTGGAACACCGTCCTGTGATGTTGAACTGTTTTCGTGTGCATCCATAAGTTTTGCTACACCATTAAGAACAAGTAAACCAAAATTATTTGGAGTTACACTTTGGCTTGTAATTGACTCACCGTCAATTAATCCTAGTTGTATTCCACCGTCGTCATCAAAAACACTCATAACAATCTTTTCGATAACACCAAGTTTCTTGATTTTTGCTGGAGGTGTAATCCATATAGGCATAGTAAAAGTTAATTCGCCTATGTCAATTTCTGTATCAACACCTTGTGGAATAGTTCTTGTGCTAAAATTAACACTTGAAAGTTCTATCAAACTCAAACTGGTCCAATCTATATAGTTTGCTGTGCTTTGTATTTCTAAACTAGGATTAAACAATACCAATATCTGTTCCATTATTTGTAATTTTTGATCAGTGTTTGTACTCCACACATCACATTTCATTTGAAGATTAAATGGTACAGGCATTAGTCTTTCTACAGTATAACCAGGACCTTGAGCACCAGTGTACTGTTCTGTATTGTCGTCGTAGTACCTTTCTCTAATATGTAATTTGTTTACATGAGTAGGATTTTGAATTCTATCTCTAGAATATTCTAAACCTTGGATATATGTCGCTATTCTTGGAGCACTTACAACTTTGTTTTCGCTATTGTCTCTAATAATATTTGCAACTTGTCTAGTTAAATTACCGTATGTACAAGGAACTTTACGCAGTGTTCCTGCATTGTCTTTGTAACTGAAATTACTAAACGCACGGATAAACTGTGTTACAAAGCGTCTTATCTGTCCATCATAAAAATGTTGCATTACTTGTTTACCTTTGTATTTTTGTCATTGTATCGTCTAGGATTATTATGTGCAGGTGCATAGTAAGTTTTTCCTTTTCTAGTAACCTTTTTTAGACCTACTGTTTTTTCTGTTCCATCAATAGGTATGCCCCATAACTCCTTTAATCTCATTAATTATCCGCCTTTGGTTTAAGTGCTTTAGAAAGACTTTGTCTTTCTTCAACT